GTTTGCCCAGGTTCCTCGAGGTTACTCACATGACTTTCCACTTCTCAGCTCGATATGTCCTCCTCACTTACGCTCAGTCTGGAGACCTTTCTGAATGGTCCGTTCTTGACCATATCTCATCACTTGGAGCAGAGTGTATCGTGGCCAGAGAGGATCATGCTGATGGAGGTACTCATCTCCATGTTTTCTGCGATTTCGGACGAAAGAAGCAGTCCCGACGACCCGATTACTTTGATGTCGAAGGCCACCACCCAAACATTGTCCCATCTCGTGGACGTGCGGGAGAAGGTTGGGACTATGCGACAAAGGATGGAAATATTGTTGCAGGGGGCTTGGAGAGGCCGGGCGGAGGTGGACTTCCTTCGACTCCGGATAAATGGCGCGAAATTGTCGGCGCTGAAAGTCGAGAAGAGTTTTTTGACCTGTTACGGCAACTGGATCCGAAGACTCTCATCACAAGATGGTCCGAGCTCAACCGATACGCAGACGCAGCGTACGCAACCAGAGCTGAACCCTATGTGGGTCCCACTGGGATCGAATTTGAGCTTGGAATGGTACCTGAGCTGGCTAGATGGGGAAGAGAGCTTGTTGAGACTAGTGTCATAGGTATGTTGTTCGCCTGCGGCGTGCTGAACAGATCTCAACTAGGGCTTTTTGCCAACGTAGTGCTCGGTCACGCCTGGTCACGATCGCCCTGCGGCAAGCCTCCGGGACGCTCGGACCGCTATTTGAATGTGGCTATGCTGACTTGTTAGGCAGACGTAAAAGCCTGTCCTCTATGGTCCTAGTAGACTTGGCAAGACACTGTGGGCACGAAGCCTCGGACCTCATGCCTACATTATGGGAATGGTGTCAGGACACGTCCTTACGCGCGATATGCCAGACGCGCAATATGCTGTGTTTGATGATATGCGAGGAGGAATATCCATGTTTCCTTCTTTCAAAGAGTGGTTTGGAGCTCAAGAGGTTGTTACGGTCAAAACTCTGTATAGAGATCCTGTTCAGATGAAGTGGGGTAAGCCATGCATTTGGTTGGCCAATGCTGATCCGAGGGACCAGCTCAAGGCAGACATCACTGACCGGACCCCTAAAGGGCGCATTGACCTCATTTACAACGACATTGAGTGGATGGAAGCAAATTGTATTTTTGTGGGGCTGCAGGAAGCTATTTTTCGTGCCAGTACAGAGTAGCTGCAGGGTTAAACAACAACGAATCAGACGCCGTTGCGCCAAATCGAGATCGAAACAAATCCACAACGTAGTAGTCTCCCATTCCAACCCTAGAGTCAACGCTCTGGTAGTTCGTGATCATGTTTTCTCCATTCTCGTCGTCGTCATACGCGAGGGTCTTGCCCATGGCATGCCAATGCTTGTACTTCCGAATGGAGCCATCGTCATTCCCGCAGGATAAAGTTCGGGTTTTGTCGTATTTGACAGATATACGGGTTTGGTCTAGCTTCGCGACCATGGGATCGGTCCAGTCGCTGGCATTCTGCCCGGCGAAGATGAGGTAAAAGAGGTCATACGTAGCACCTGAGTTTCGGTCACCGCTTAGCGGGGACGCTACTCTGACGAACCCGCTTGATGTCTCCCGATACGGGTAGTACGTGGTAGTTGGGGTGGATCCAGGAAGGATACCCTTGTACGTGAAGCAGATCCTTCTCCACTGCCAAGGCATACCGCTGGACGCCTGGATCTCAACAGTTTCCTTGAGGCCTACCATATACGGGGTACTGCTCGTGCGAGCGCTCTCGACAGCTCGAATGTTGATGGTTCCGGCGCTATTTGTCAGATCGCGGGCTGTTGCATTCCACAGCATCACTGTTGGGTGATTGATAAGTGGGTCCGACGACGTGTTTGGTCGTATGTACGCCGCTGTGATTGAGAACGTAGTACCCGCGCCGCTGTTGGTCATATTGGTGTAACAGGGCATGTTGTCGCGCTTCTTCACCGTGGTTACGTCCAGGATACGCTTCTTCGACATCGGCCGTTTCGGGGCATAGCGTCGCGTTTTGGCGGTGTAGCGTGAGCGCGGTCGTGAACGGCGACCTGCGGGGACACGTCGGCGACGCGAGGCCATTAGCTTTGCATAACGTCGGCGAGCTGCAAGCGAGTGGAGCGTCATTTTGTTGAGGCATGATGCGAAGTGAGGGGTAAGTGACAGGTATTTATAGTTGGGGTGTAACCCGTCACCTGGGCTATAGCATTA